CGAGAGTTAGGGCAACCGAGTGAGAGAGAGTTGAGAGAGGTTGTTCCCCTAACCGTTCTTATATAATACTACATGAGTATTAAAAAGTCAACACATTTTTAAAGCTTCTTCTGTAGTTTCTGTAACTCTACGAGTCCAACCCCTACCGAATGTCTCAAATGTTTTTAATTTTTCATAGTATGATTGACGTGCTTCTTGAAAGTTCTTGATAGTTGTTTCAAGACCATGTTCATCAATATACTCACCAAGTTTCCTTAGTGTATTGGGCCCGATGCCACCATCGGCAACAGTTCCAATTAAGGTTTGCAAATATTTTGCACTTCGTCCTGTACCAGCGTTTACTCCGAAATCGAATACGCAGAGGTCTAGCCCGTTTGGAATGTCATCACATTTTAGACGATTCCAATAATTCTTTTCGTAGATGGGTGCGGCATCCTCTACAGTTAAGTCTTTCATGTCTTTCGTACCACCGAAATCTTCATAAACTCTCTTGGTAATGCCAAGATTAGTTTCACCGCCTGGGTCTTTTGGATGGTTGACATAACCACCCTCGTGATGGAGAATCATCTCCAAACAATGTTGATAGTTATCTTTCATAGCTTTATTCCTTGTTGTAACTGTCGTTCCATTGGAACGCTTCTTTAACGACATTCTCAGAGAGTCCTTTGAATGCTTGATGTAGTTTTTTATCTTTCGCAGAGATAACGAGGTCAGCTTCACTTTTGTGTAGTCCTTCTAACATTTGGATAAACATATTTTCACGTTTGAATCCAACTAGTGTATCGTCACCGCCTTTAACAAAACGATAAAGTTTTTTGTACTCTCTTCGTAGTACAGTGTGTTCAGTTCCTTCTTCAGCATCATTTGCTTCAAAAGGTACTTCACCTTGGGGAATCACCCATTCGATATTTGGGTCGAATGAGGATTTAATGATTACACGCAATGCATCGCAATCATATTTCTTTAAGAGTTCAACCTTCTTGGCCTTCGTCTTTGCGTTATGTACTTTCTTTAATACCTCAGAAAGTAGAGGTGTATAGGTATCTTGAACCATATTAAAAGTCTCCAATGTCATTCATAAGATTTTTCAATCTCTTTTTAATAAAATAATTTAGAAGTTTTGACCTATCGCCGTGTTCAGCATTCTGGTAATCTTCCAGAATTTTTACCTTCAAGTCACTAGGTATGCATTCTAAATCAATTAGGGTTTTATTCCGTTGATAATTTCTTAGCATCTCATCTGAACAATAGTCAGTTGGTTCTAAGTCAATCCACGTTTCTAACTTTTTCTTAGTTAGTGGTTTTTGTCGTAACTCATCAACGAAAGTGTTATCTGGTGAAAGGAAATTTGGAACGCCATCACTCCTGTCACCCTTTAGCACATGTTCCCTTATATATATGTCGGGATTAATATCCTTTATGAATTTCTTCACTGTAGGAGAATATTGTTGTACATTGTTATATTTGTGCAACTGTATAAAATCTTTATCACCAGACAATATAAGGATATGCTCAAACTCACTTGGAGTTTCAGCAACATGTTGGACGATGGCTGCAATGCAATCATCTGCTTCTGCACCTTCGACCTCTAATACTTTATAGGGAAATGTTTCTTTGATTTCATCTCTAATATTATTCAGAGTTTCAAAGATTGTGTTCCAATCAAGTCCAGAGTTTGCTCTGTCCTTTTTTCGGTTTGATTTGTAGTTGGGGAAGTATTCCCTTCTCCAATACTTTTTGCTATCATAACAAAGAACCATTTCACCAAAGGCTTCATGGAATCGACTACGGTATCCTCTTATAGAATTTAACACCATATGTCGAACTAGATTTTCATCTAATTCATTGTCACGTTTTGAACCTAGTTGCATCATTAGATTACTAATGGTAACTTGGTTCATATCAACTAATATCATAATTTGCTCACTTATATTTTATATCATTATATAGTATACTTTAATAACGCCTATATGTCAATAGATTTTACTCTTCATCTTCCTCAGTTGTTACTGCATCTTTGATTTCATAACAATCTAAGTACACACTTGTCTTTCCATTTTCTTTTGTTGTCGTAACAAATTCATCTGTAACGAACTGCATAGGATGTGGAATACCACAACTTCTATAGAGTGTTGATTTTACCATCTCTATCATCATTGAGATATCAGCAATAAATTCTGAATCCTCAGTGTCAACACCATTTTCACTCATGTTGTGTATCATGTTGACAACCAATCCCTCAGTAAGATGGTCTGCAAATGTCATATCTTGTTGCATTTGTAAAGCATAACTATCTACTTTAATATTAGGATTAGG